TCACGACGCACCCTCCACCCGCACCAGCTCGTCATACATGGCCGTGGTCAGGCCGGGGACGAGCGTCGCCCCATAGGCGGCGATCAGGCGTTCGGCGTCACCCGCCGTCGGGCACCGCAACATCGTCACCCCCGCACCGTCGACGGCGACGATCGCACCCGGACGGCCCGGAGCATCCAAGAACAGGTAACGCACGTCATCCTCCACGGGATCGGGAACAGGGGGAGGCGGGGTGAACCGCAACGCCGGGGGCACGTCGTCGCCGTACACCCACTGGATGTGCCACGGCTCCGACTGCAACGACCACAGGAACCCGTAGGCGGGCACCACGTCCAACGCCCACAACGCCCACGCCTCCGTCACACTCTTGGCGTCCTTGCCGAACCCGCCGAGCGACACGTCGATCGCACAACCGAGCCCGTGCGGGCTCGTGCCCGGGATCGCAGCGTTCGCCGCGCCCGCCTTCAGGCGCCAGCGGCGGCCATCCCACCACTTCGGCCCGGACGGGTCCTCGACGTGGCGCTCGAGGAACAGGTCCACTTGGCGGCCATACGGGCGGTAGCAGCCGGTGTGCGACATGACGAACCCGGCGCGGGCGGCGGTAGCGACCAGCGCCATCCATGCCTCCGCGACCCGATGCTCCAACCACGGGTTCGTGCCGGTCGGGCCGGGCACCTGCCGGAGCTTGTCGGCACTGATCTTGCCGTTCGGTCCGCCCCGCACCGTCGACGGTGCAACGGTCGGGTTGCGGATCGGGAACCGGGGGAACGCCACTTACTGGCCGATGTCGATGACCCGGATCAGCGAAAGCGTCTCCGCATCGGCATCGGGGTTGACCGTCATCGTGTCCGCGCTCACGTAGCCGCGCAGCTTGTACGTCACCGACCCGCCGCCCGGCACGTCGTCGATGTCCAGCTTCAACGTCCCGTACTGGTTGGTGTCGAGCGTCATGAACACGGTTTGCAGCACCGTCGAGCCCCGCACGATCTCGACGACCGCCCTACCTCCCGACGTGATCTTGCGGAAGTTCACCGTCCCCTGAATCAGATACCGGCGCGTGGCGAGCGCGGTAAACGTCACCGTCAACGACGTCAGGTCCGTCGGCGACGTGCCGACGCTCGTTTGCGTCGATGCCGTACCGGCCTTCGCGATGTACCCGAACGGCAACAGGTTCATTTCGGCAGCCGTCAGCGTCTGACCGGCGGTGAAGGCGTCATTGGGCACGGGAACACACTCCGGGAGTCATGGAAGGGTCAGAAGGCGAGAACGCCGACGCCATCGAGCACGCCACGGATCGCGTGGTCGAGCTCGAAGAAGGTCCGGTTGTCGGCCGCCGACAGGGACAGGGTGACCCTGTGCGTCATCGGGGCCAGGTCGTGGCGGATGCCTTCGACCAGGCCGTAGAAGTCGACGTCGGTGTTCACCCCGTCCGGGGCGAAGCGGACCCGGACCAGATCACCGAGGTCGAGGGACAGGACGCCGACCCGATCCCCGTCCGATATCTGATCGTCGTGGAGGTCGATGCCGATCTCGGTCAGTCGCAACTCGGGGTCGGTGTAGATGCTGAGCAGGTATTGGGCAAGCGCCAGGCTGCGTGCATCGGACGACAGGAGGAGCCCGCCGAGCGAGAGGGAGATCACCCCGAGCCCGGCGGCGGCCTGCGCCGCAGTGTCCTCCACCGTCTGCAACGTGCCACCGACCCGATCGACGCCGACCCGGTTGTAGAGGAACGTCGCCCCGAGCTCCATGTGGATGTCGTGGTAGCGGGAACCGAACCCGTCCGGCGCGAACGACATCGCCGGGTCGTCGTTGACGGCGTGCAACCGGTCCCGGTAGACGAGCGTCCCGTCGCGCCCGGCGAACAGGCGCCCCTGATCGGAGCGGGCGACCAGCTGCAAGTAGTTGAGGACGTTGCTGCCCCACGTGATCGAATCGGCTTGCAACGTCTCCACGCCGTCGTCGATGTCCGTGGACCCGGCGTAGGCGACATCGGAGCGGGCGAGCACTGCAGCGATTCGGGCGCCCGGTAGTTGGCTCGTCGACGTCCACGCGTCGAACTCCTTCGCGGCGAGCACCCCGAGCGCGTCGACGAGCGACACGGTTGCCTCCGACCATTTCGAGCCCGGCTGGTAGTCGTAATCCCAGTCACGGGTGACACCGGAGTAGATCGTCACCCCACCGACCACGATGTCGACCCGTTTGCCGGGGAGGATCTGCCCGTAGAACGAGCCAGACACGTGCGTCGGGTCGAACTCGCGGTTGTCGTTGCGGAGCGTCAACGTCGCCGTACCGGTCGTGAACTCGTCCACCTCACGGTTCCGACCACGGGAGATCGACGCCACCGACGCGATCGACGTGATGTCAGTGGCGAGGTCACCGGCGAGGACGCCTACTCCGTCGAGCTCGCCGAGCACGAAGTCGTTGACGGTGAAGAACCCGCCTTCGGACCCGCTGAGGTCGGCGTAAAACAGGATCTGTGGGGTCGGGGCGGCCATCAGCCCCGCCAGCCGGCACCGTTGATCCGCTCGTACCGGCGGATGGCGCGCACCACGTCCTCACCATCGGACCCGGGAGGCATGTTGATCGTCACGTTGACCGGCCGCACGCTTCCACCACCGGCCCCCGACAGGTCGGCCCGGAGCTGGGGGCCACCGAGCGCATGATTCGGGGTCACGAACCCGTTTGCGCCGAACGTCACCAGCTCCGGCCCCTGCTCGCCGACGAGATACGAACGGCCGGCCGACACCGGCCCGCCGGCTGCCCGCTTCTCACGACCGAGGAACTTGCCGATCGTCTCGACGATCACCGTACGACGGCGGGCGAGCTCGTCGAGCTGCTGTTGCACCTCGGCGTAACGGCCCTGGTCGATCAACGCCGCGATCTGCGTCGCCTTCGACTTCGGGATGCCGCCGATCGTGTCGATGTACGCCAACGTGGCATCGATCGAATCACGCACCGCCTCATCCGCCCGCGACTGTGCGGCCTGCTTGTCCTCCTCGGATGCCGTCTGATCCTCGAGCGCCGCCGCCGCAGCCGCCGCATACCAGATCACCTCGTTCTGCGACCGCTTGTACGTCTCGAACGCCTCACGCTTCGACAACGCCCCGGTGAGGATGTCGACCCCCGACTTGAGGGCTTCGATCTTGCGCTTGGTGTCCGCCGCGGCGTCACCCATGTCGACGAGCGATGCGTCGAACTCGGTCACGTTGCTGTTCGCCCCACGCATCGCGGCCTGCATGTCGAGATACGGCTGCTTCTGCGCCCGCAACTCGTCCGCCAACATCGCCGCCACCCCGGCCAGTTCGAGCTCGTTGTCGTTCAGGTTCGACACCTGCTCGCCGAGTACCGGGATGCCGCCGGTCAACACCTCCACCGCGCCCCCGAGGCGTTCCGCCGCCGACGAGTTGTCGTCGAACACGCGGCCGAGGCCCGACATGACGTTGTCGAACGGGATCACCTGATCGAGCACCGTCGCGAACTTCCCAGCGAGGCCGTTGCCGCCGCCGACCTTCTTGCCGAGATCATCGAAGTCGGAAGCGAACCCGGCGAACCCTTCGATCTTCTCGATCGCGGAGATGAGCGCCGGGACCAACGCCCCGCCGATCTTCAACGCAACGTCACCGACCTTGTCGGTGAGCTCGTCCATCGCCGCCCGGAAGTCACGGGCCTTCTTCAACTCCTTGTCGTCGATCACCTTGGCGTCACTGACCGACCCCAGCGCCGACGCCAGATCGGTCGCCGACATGTTCATCAACTCGGCGATCTCGCCGTACCCCCGGCCAAACGCCGTCTGTGCCGCGAGCGCCCGCTTCGTCGGGTCCTCGATTCCGCCGATCGTCGTCACCAGATTCTGAAAGGTGGCGTTCGCGTCGATCGTCCCGTCGGAGGCCCGCACGATCGAATCACCAAACTCGTCGAGCTTGCCGTCGGCGATCGCCTTGTTCATCTTCATGATCGAGCCCTGCACGGCCTCGGTCGAAACCCCGATGTCTCCGGCCACCTCGATCCACCGCGACGCGTCCTCCACGCCGACCCCGGTCGCGTCAGAGAACTTCCCGGCCGACAACGCCAGATCCTGGAAGGCGGACACACCCTTCGCTGCGAACCCGATCAACGCCGCACCACCGGCGGCGGCGAACTCCAACGCGTGAGCCTTCACCGTGTTGAACACGGCCTGCGAACCACGTTGCATCTTCGACAGGTTCTGATCGGCGGACGACCCGACCTTCTCGAACCCCTTCACCGCCTGATCGGCGTCGAGCGACACCAGGAAGGCGAGACGTTCCGTGACGGTAGCCATCAGCCGAACACCCCCCTCGCAACCTTCAAGTACCTCGAGCGGATCATCTTCGTCATCACCGGTTCGGCCGCCTTACGTCCCTCGGCGAATGGTTGCTGCCCCTTCGTGCCCGGATGCTTCACCGAACGCCGCAGCCCGCCGTCGGGCAACAGAAGCGTCTTGCGGGCGCCGCGGCGTCGCTTGCGTTCCTTCGGGATCACCCTCGGCGAAGTGTCGTTCTCCACCAGATGCAACGGTCCGGTGGCACGCATGAGCGCCGTCGGCTTACTCGTCCCTTTGATGTCGTAGCGAACGCCGACCTTGGCGTTACGGCCGCCCATCGACATCCGCATGTCGGGGACGACGGACCGGATCGATCCTTCGATGATCTTCTTCCCGGCGAACGCCGCTTCACTCAACGCGTCCCGTTCGGCTTTGCGGAACGCGTCACCGGCCCGGTTGATCTTGCCGACGAACTCTGCCGCGCTCCGTGACGTACCCACCGGCTCACCTCATCGACTCCATCACGAGCCGCAGATCACGCAACGACTGTGCACGCGTCACCGACGGCGGCCAACCGAACTGGCGGGCACCCCACGTCACCCAATCGTCGCCGGTTCGTCCGCTTTTGGGGACGGAATGCCGTCCTCGAACACGGTCGGCAGATCATCGCCGACGAGGTCGTAGGCGTCGATCATCTCCCGCAACGACAACGCCGGAGGATCGGTCACCCCGGCATGGGTGCAGCACGCCCGGTACAGGGCGAGGGCGACCGCCTCGTCGAGAAGGGGGCCGCGCAGGATCTCATGCCAATGCTTGCCGGTGTCCTTCGCTATCGCGATCCACACGTCGAGTGGGAGGTCGTCGCAGCGAACGGCTTTGCCACCGGGAACGGTGACGGACCAATGGGCGGTGTTTGCCATGAGCCGATCAGCCGACCTTCGCCACGGCCGACGCCGCACGCCAGTTGCCGGACACCTCGGCCGCCGACGTCGTCGACGCCTGCACCGAGAAGTCGAACAGGGCCGTACCGAACCAGTACACCCCGGTGGAGCCGGTGTCCGGGTACAGGTAGAACTTGCGGGCCACGCCATCGACGCTCGCCGTGTACATCTGCGCCGTGGCGTTGTCGAAGAACCCGCCGAACGAACCCTGCGCATCCGGCAGACCGGAGACGTAGATCTTGTTCGTGTCACCGAACGCGGTGACATCGACGAAGTCGACCGAGAACTCGATCGACCAGTTGTTAAGAAACGTGATCGGCTCCGCCGTACCGGCCGACGTGATGCCGGCGTAGAGGCGACCGGAGCGGCCGTGAATGCGTGCCATGTGAAGGGGTCCTCCCGTGCAGCCGCTAGGCGGCGTTGACTTTTCCGACGCCGTCCACCAACGACAACAGGCGGGCTGCCGTAGCGGTGAACGTGCGGTCTGCAATCGCTGCCCGGGCGGAAGCAGCAGCTTCCTCGCGGTGGCCCGGATGTCCGAGCCACCAGCGAAGCTTGTCCCCGAACTCGGCCGGGGTGGTGAACGTGGGCAACGACCGGAACAGGTCGTCGCCTTCCGCTCGAGGTTCCCGCAGGAAGAACGAGCCGCACGCGGCGAGCTCCACCTCACGCGGTCCGATCGCCCAGCCGTCGGCGTGGGCGGCGTCGGAATGCTCCTTGCGGTACAAGTTGGCGCCAACCCGCGCCGACCGGTAGAGGCGGGCGGCGTCGGCGTTGTCCATGCAATGTCCCGGCTCATGAATGAGCCGGGACCGGATCGAACCGCCTTCGTCGGTCAAGTTCCAGTTCCCACCGAAGCGGGCGTCGATCCCCGACCAGTCGACCTGCTCGAAGAACTCGACCCTCGACGGGAACCCGGTGCCGACGAACCCGAAGTCGCACACCAGATCCGGCTCCGAGGCGCCCGGGAAGTGGACGTCCGGGTCGTAGCTGTGCGGCAGATACCACGACCTGGCGTTGACCCCCCGCATGTGCTGCAGGTTCGTCGGATCGTTCAGAACGACCGTGTCGACGTAGCGCGCTGGTTGAGCCTGACGATCATCCTCGTACGGCGACTCCGTGCACCACAGGACCGTGTGATGCGGGCGACGGGCGAGCACCGCCCACGTCTCCGGTGTCACGAAAAACCCGGATGTGACGACAACGACATCGGGCCACATCTGGTAGCAGGCGGCAAGCAACCCTTGGTTGGCAAGCCGGATCGCGCTATCCCGATCGAATGCCTGCACCCACTCGTCGTACTTCTTGATGTGCGCCCCGACGTAGAAGTCGAGGCGGTCATCGAAGTTGAACGAGGCCACCTGGACGCCGTTCGCCTCCAACCCCTTCACCAACCCGTGGTGGACGTCGGCAACGGAGAAGTGCGGCCCCGGGTGGACGACAAGGACCTTCACCCGGAGAACACCTCGACGAACACCCGGCAACCGAACAGGGTGATCCCCTGCGCCTCGAACGTCCCGAAGTCACCGACCGACACCACCGACGTCGACGACACCCCACCGTCGAGGTTGCGGGCGTTGTCGAGCGCGTAGAACGGTGTCGCGTCCACGTTGGCGAGCATCGCCTCCAACTGTGTGTCGGCAGCGTCAGGGTCGGCGTACGACACGCACAACAGGACCGGGATCGTGTACTGCCAGTGAGTCTCGAACACGACCCGCGGATCGATCGACTCGGGCCAACCGATGACCGCCGCCGGTGGATCGACGACGTCGGTGAGGCGGCGGTAGACGGCGATGTCGCAACCGACAAGCGCGTCGGCAATCCCCTGGCGGGCGGCGGCGATGCTCACGCCACCAACACCCCGCCCGTGCCGTCACGCACGTAGTCGGACAGGAGCTCGACCACCGTTTGCGGCATCCGCACCCGAGTCAGGCCGATGTCGGCGATTCCGGCCGTGCCGAACGGGGCGTCGGGGGAGCGGTACAACATGATCGTCAACTGCACCGCCGCCTGAGCGATCGGTTCCGGCACCGCCGCCCAACCCCACGACCCGGTGACCTGCACCGGCGGGCGGGCATGACCGCACGGGAAGGCGGTGGAACCGACGGCGTCGATCCTCGTCGCCGGCCATCCGGTCCCCCGTGACGGGCCGACACCGTTCAACGGGCGGGTCTGCCAATCGGTGGTCGCCAACGTCGTGCCGAACGTCCCCGAATCACCGGTGTCGAGCTTCACCGTGTCCACGTCGTAGCAGTCGTCGATCTCCACGACCGCCGACGTCAACGGGTAGAACACCCGCGACGAAGGGGTCGTGTCCTTCGAGAACCGGCGACCGCACCAGCCGTCGATGCGGCGGCAGGCGGCCTCGAGCGCCGAATCGAGGAGGCTGGTCCGCAGCGCGTTCGTCTGCCCGAGGATCGCCGCGACGTACTCGGCGGACGTGTACAGCTCGTTCGCCATCAGTCACCACCCATGCGGATCACTGCCAGACCGTTGCAACCCTCGACCCATTCGACGCCGTCGATACCGAACCCGTCACAGAACGCCTCGATCGCCCGACGCACCGGGAACGGTTCGTCGTTCGGTGCAAGCTCCGGCCGTTCGAGCTCGGTGTCGTGACACAGGATCACGCCACCCGGCCGCACGAGCGGCACATAGGCGACCAGCTCGCCGATCGTCTGCGCGTAGGCGTGCGTCGTGTCGACGAACAGCACGTCACACGGCGGGGCCTGCTCGACAAGCAACAGGTCGTCGCCCTGCGTGAACGTCCACAACGGGGACGCGAACCAGTGGGGCGGCACCCGCGGTGGCGACACGTCACACGACCAGACATGCCCGCCGACCGTCTCGACACCCGCCAGGAACGCACACGTCGAGTTACCGGAGCGGACACCGAGCTCGACCACCTGAGGCGCCGTGTACCGCTCCACCTCGGCCCGAAGTCGGGGCATGTGGTCGACGATGTCGGACCACTCGAACCGGCGCAGATCGAACTCGTCGGCGAACGTCACGCCTCGCTCCTGTGCCCGACGAGGCGGAACCACGGGTTGCCCCACAGGTCGCCGGGGATCGGCCACGGATCGAGCCCGTAGTCGGCGAGCAACGGCGGCAGACTCACCTGATCCTGATAGGTGAGCAGTTCGTTGTGGGCGAACCAGGCGCCACCGAACGCCAGCACCGTCGGCGTGTGAAGGCGGGCGAATGTCGTCGTCGCCCACAGCCCGCCATGCGTCGGCCAACCCTGCGACGCGTACCGGCGTTGCTGGGCCTGCAAGTCGCAGCCGAAGTACTTGACCATCGGCTCCGACGCCAACACCTCGTCATAGATGCAGTCGCGGGCCGGGTGGCGGAACATGACAAGATCCCGATAGTAAAGGCCGTCGACGATCATGTCGATGTACTCGGGGCCGTTCAACAGGACCGACCCGTCGAGCCACAACGACACATCGGCGGCCGGCGGGTGACACTTCCACCACTTCGCAGCCAGACGCGGATGCTTGAACCGGAGCGGCCGGTACACCACGTCCCACCCGTCGGCGACGAGGTCGGGGTCGTCGGTGAAGCACAGCCACCGTTCGACCGCCGGATGGTCCGGGTGGGGCTTGATCGAGTCATAGTCGCCGTAGACGGCGGTGTAGGCGATCATGCCGCGGCCGCCAGGAGACGCCGGTAATAGGCGACCGTGTCCTCGAGCGACGGCCATGGGCGGGGCGTACCGTGCGGGGCTTCGGCAACAACCCGCGACCACAACGGTTCACCCGGCCGCATCGGACCCGTCACGATCTCCGACGACGACCCGCACACCTCCACCACGTCACGGGCCGCCTGCAGGACCGACACGGCGACACCGGTCCCCGCCTCGATCGTCCGCCCATACGGGCCGATAAGTGCGTCACACAACGCCGCAGCGACATCGTCGACGTGGACAAGGTCGATCTGCTGGCGGCCGTCACCGTTCACCCGCAACGGGTCACCGGCGAGCGCGGCGCACACGAACGCCGGGATGATCTTGCGGACCGACGCCGACCCGTACGGCGGCGGAGCCTTCTGCCCCGGACCGTAGGCGTGGAACGCACGAACCACGTTCGCCCGCAGGCACCCCCATTCGGCACGGGCGAGCACCAGATCCTCGGCGCATGCCTTCGTGATCGCGTACACGTTCAACTGACCGCGGTGCCCGGTGCCGATCTGCACCATCGGGACGTCGTGGAGCTCGCAGGCATCGGCGACGTTCAACGCTCCGAGCACGTTCACGTCGACGAGCTTGGCGCCCTCGTCCAACGTCTCGGCCGTCCCGAGCAGCCCGGCGAGATGGATCACCCCGTCGACCCGGGCGACGGCCTGCATGACCGCCCCCCGGTCGCGGACATCGTCCGGATGGTCGAACGTGACGAACTGGTGACCGCGCCGGTTCAACGCCGAACACGTCGCCTGCCCGATGAACCCGCCGCCACCGGTGACCAGAACCCTCACGCCGCCACCTCCCGCTTCGCGGTGTGCTGCTTCAAGCGGCGTTCCCACGTTGCACGATCCCGTCCGGCGCGGTCCTGACCGAGCCGATACGTGTCGTCCATCTTCGCCTTCTTGTCGTAAAGCGGGTGATGATGGACGACGATCGACGCCAACGCCATGGCGAATGTGTCGCGCTGCTTCGCCACCGTCACGATCTCGTCGTCGACGAACCAGTGGCCGTAACCCTCGTGGCAAACGACCCCCGGACCGTCCCAGGACGCACCGAGCTCGTCAATGTACGGACGTCGGATCAGCATGTGCGTGGCGTGGAGGCCGGCCATCACGCGCGGGTTGGCCAGGTCGTTCGTGCCGACCACGTTCGCGCCGGTGATCCCGGCGAGGTGGACGGCCTGATCGAGCCATCCGGCTCTGAACTCGACGTCGTCACCGCACACGAACACCCACGGCGCTGTACCGAGCTTGACGAGGTCGTTGACCTTCTCGGCGAACGTGGTCCGCTCGCCGGTGTCGACCACCGTCGCACCCTGCGCCAACCACGCCACATGATCATCCGGGTCGCTGCAGCCGACGAACACGTTCGCCAACCCGGTCGACGCCCGAAGGGACCGCATGAACGGCTCCGCGTTCTGTGGGCGGCCCAACACCGGCACCAGCACATCGACACGCTCCGACGCAGGAGGTGCGAGAAGGTGCTGCATCATGAACGGCTCGGACACGAACACACTCTTGCGGTGATTCGTGCGCACCCCTGCATGAACCCACAACGGCACACCGATCGCAGCAAGGCGCACGCAGAACGACAGATCCTCGCCGAACTTCTTCGGGTTCTTCGGGTGTGCCGTCGGCGAGTACCAGTTGTCGCCGTACTTGTCGCGCATCCGCTCCAACACGGACCGGTGAATCAGAATGAACGCCGACCCGGTCGCCGAACACTGCTGCGGGACGCCGGGCAGGTAGGCATAGCGTGGGGCGAAACCGGCGTCGTCATCCCGTTCGTGCCACTCGAGGATCGTCGGCGCAGGCTGCTTGACGTGTCCATTGAGGTCATCGGAGGCAACCTCCTTGTAGGAGAAGCACAGACCGCCGACAATGGGCCGCTCGACGGGGTCGGCGACCGAGAGCAACCCGTCGAGGCTGTCGGGAGCGAATCCCATGTCGGTGTCGATCCACAGCAACCATTCGGCGTCGCGTTCGTCGAGGAACACCTTCACCGTCTCGTTTCGGGACACGCCGACATCAGACGAGCTCGTCGTGTACATGGCGATGAACCCGCCGCGCACGAGTCGGGCGTCGCCCTGTCCGAGGTCGTAGAGGACCATGTCGATGGTCGACTGGTGGAACGAGTGTTCCACCTCGTCGGAATGCAGGTACGCGAGGCAGACCGCGCCGGTATCCATGTGTGCTTCCTTCTTGGGCGGTAGTCGGGCGGTTCTCCCCCCTGCCGCCACCGCCCGGGGACAGCAAGGGGGGAGAAGATGCGGACCGGGAACGGGCCGCGATCAGGTGTTGGTGAGCAACCGGAAGGCCGTGTCCACCATCGAATCGGCGCCGGTGCGGAACCACATCACCCACCCACGCTTGCCCATCGGCAAGTTGCTGCCGGTGGAGAACAGGTGCGGGATGTATTCCACCGTGGAGCCGACGCGGTCGTAGATCACGTAGTTCGACCAGTCGCCGACAACCATGATGTTCTGAACCGCGGTCGTCCCCGACGTGTACGTCGGGAAGTTGCTGTCCTCGTAGTAGGGACGGCCGAGCAGCGGGAAGCTGTACGGCGCGGTGAGGTCCACGGTCTGCGTGTTCAGCGATGAATCGCCGAGTCCGCGGATGTGGTTCTGCACGCTGAGCGACGACACGAAGGCGTTGTTCCGCTTGCGCCACCGGGCAGGGAGAGCGGCGTACAGCTTACGGATGTCCGTCGCGGCCAGACCGGCGAGACTTGACGTAATCGTCAGCTCGGCGTTCGTGTTCGCGTCGAGCGCGGTGATGATGCCGTACGGCTGCCCGTTCCCGGAACCGGTCGCGAACGCTGCGGCGTCCAGGCGGTCCTTGGCGTCGGCGAACATGACCATCGCCTCCGATGCGAGCTGCTGCCAGTCGCCGCCGATCTCGACAGTGAACGTGACGAGCGCCATCCCCTTGTGAGCCGTGATGGTGGGGCGATCGAGCGTCGGGCTGTTGTCCGTCGCCTCGACCCCCTCTGCCACCCATGCGGAGGTGACACCGGCCGACGTGAGCCCTTCCCACTTGTCGGCGGTGCCGGTGACGACGCGGGCCAGCTGGCGGACGGCGCTTTCCGTCCCGCTGTTCGTCAGGATGACGGCAGGGTCGAGAAGTTCGGGGATCGCGTAGCCACCGTTCGCGTCGGTCGTCGTCAACGTGGCGCGAACGGAGCCGAGAGCGCGGCGCTCATCCTCGTCCATCAGGTACTCGTTGCCGGTGACGAGCTTCGACCATCCGGTCCGGTAGTTCGGGTCCATCGTGAGCAGAGCGTGACGGGCGTGATCGTCGTCGAGGCCGCGAACCAGCTTCTCGAACTTCGCCTTCTGGTCATCGCCGAGATGACCGACCGACTCGTCGTCGTCGAGCATCCGCAGCGCTGCGGAACGCAACGCCTGTCCCCGCATGGAACGCGGATCGTCGTCGAACGCCGACCGCTCGACGATGACCTGCAGGCCGGAACCGGCCGAGGCCGACGCGACCCGGGAACGCACGGAATCCACCGCTGCGTACCTGCGGTCGATGTCGTCGATCGCCGCGACGAGCTCGGAGGCACGACCGATGTCGGCGTCCATCTGTGCCGCCTGCTCGGGGGTCAGGTTGTCAATGTCGTAGGTGTCGAGCTGAGCACGAATGCCGTCCAGCTCGGCCACCAGTTCAGGCTTGGTAGCCATGTCAGGTGTCCTTTCGGAGTAGCCGGTCTCGCTCTACGGCGAGCCGGATCTTCGTTGCTGAGTCGACGGCGTGTCCGGGGTCGGACGGGACGTCAGGTTCCGGTTCGCCAAGTGCCGATGTGCCGGTGACGGCGGAAAGGCCCTGGATGGCGGCAACCAGATCATTGCGGCGTGCGTCATCCATCTCGGAGAGCACTGCCGCCAGTTCGTCGGTCGTGAGCTCGACCAGTTCGGCGCGAATGCCGACGATCTGTGCTTCGGAGTAGTAGGGGAACGGTGTGGCGCCGAACTCGCGCAGCGCCGTCTCGGTTCGTACCTTGATCGGCAACCCGGTGTCGGGGTCCCTGCCGGCGTTGCGAGTCCTGACGAACTTGCCGCCGAACGACATGCCGCGGATGACACCCGAGTTCGCCAGTTCGAGGACTTCGTCACCGAGCTCGGTCCGGGCAACTTCGGTGACGGTCCACAGTCCACGCTTGTCGGGCTTCACCTCAACCGGTCGGCCATACGGCATCGAGAAGCGTTCGGATGGCGTGCCGTGGATCGTCAGGCCGTGGTTGAACACGACCTGCAACTGCTTTGCCCGCTGCACCACGGTGCGATCAAACGTCGCCGGATCAAGTTCCTCGACGTAATGACCGTCCCGGTCGCGGATCTCCTGGCGGACGCCGAACACTGCGGCATACGCCTCGATCGTGCGACCGTTGCCTTCCGAACGCACCACAAGATCCTCGAGCGGTGCGTAGCGTTGAAAGTCCATCGTCTAGCCTCCCGCGGCAGCGGTTGGAGTTGCAGCGCCGGGCGGCTGGAGCTGAACCGAATACAGATTTGTGTGGCCACCGAACAGTTCGGACAGGTCACCGGTCATCGCCGCACGCACGGCCGCGTCAGGCTTGTAACCGGCACGGATCAACGTTTCGACCGTGCTCGCCAACATCTGACGGATTTCGGCTTCGTCCCGCACGTCCTCCTGCAGGAACGACACGTCGCCGTCGTAGTACCAGAGACGCGACCCGGGCGGGGGCGGGGCGACCGTTTCCAGCGCCCCGCAAGCGGCACGCCACAACGGGCGGATCGTGCCATCGGCGAACCTGCGCCGCGCCGCCGTGTAGTTGCCGGTGTTCAACGACGACCCGGCAAGACCTTCGGAGAACCCGACCACAGACGCCGGCACCCCGGCCGCTGCCGCGAGACGCGACTCCCCTGCTCCCTGCGTTGCACGCAACGACAGCTGCTCGAACGAGAGGCCGACGGTTTTCACATCGGCGCCACCGCCGAGATACAACGTCTTGAACGAGTTGTGCCAACCGGAATGGTTCGCGTCGAGCTTCGAGGCGAACTTCTCGAACGCCTCCGGACTGATCGTTTCGGAGAACGACACAACCAGCGACGGTGTCGCTCCGTTACGTAGAAACGCCTGCTTGAACTCGGTCATCTGTGAATCGGCACGAGCGTCGGGCAGAACAGCGGACAGCCACGAGCGCCCAATCATGCCGGGGGCGGAACCATCCGGCAGCGGCGGACGGTAGTGCGCCACCTCCGATGGCAGAAACACGACCTGCTCCCTGTCGCCCGGATGCTCCCGATATCCGTAGGCCAACAGGCGCCTGCCGAACTGTCGCCCGTCGGCGTCCGCTGTCGCGCCCCACAGCAGCGACGTCTTGCACGGGTCGAGCCTGGTGAGAACATCGGCGTTGATGAAGGCCGCCGACTCTCGGACGTAATAGGCGTTGCCGTAGATCGAACCGTCGAACTCCATCGCCGACAGGAGGAGTTGGGTCGTCCCGTTCGTCCACGGCTTGTCGAGCACTTCGAGCGACGCATCGGACCACGTATCGCCGGGCCGCCCATTCGACCAGTTCTGCCAGCAGAACTTGATTTCCGAGAACACCGAGGAGCGGACACCGACCAGTGACGCAACAGGGCCGTTCACGTCGTAGGCGTTCGCCCCCATGCGCGACATATCCGGGATGCCAAGGCCGTACTGCACACCGTTGAACGTCAACGATGACTGCTGCTCGGCGAGCAACGCAGCGTACTCGGACAGGGACAACGACCGCTCGACGGCGGCAGGATCGCCACGTCGGATAAGCGCACCGAGCATTAGCGGGCCTCGACTTCGGCCGCTACACCGAACGCCACGAGCCCGGCCCCGGCGACAATCCACCCTGCAGGAGTGAACACCTGACCGACACCGAAGGACACCGCGGCCAGGCCGAGATACTGCTGAAACGCCACGATCACCTTCCTTCGCATCGACGGCGCTCCAATGCTCATCAGCGGGTCACGGCCCACACGAACGACCCCGACTGTGCTTGCGGCAGATGTGCAACGGACAGCGCCATGCACAGCGCCACCGCAGAGTCGATCCGATCCCGGCTCTTGGACTTCGCCAACGTGAACCCACGTTCGTTGTAACGAGCCACAGCGTTCAACACCTGAAACGTGAACGAGTCGTCCCCGTCGTGCGACAGCTCATTGCGTTTGATCGCCTCGAACGCCTGGACGACGGCGGGCGTCATCCGCTCGAGCGACTGCGGGAACTCCAGCATCGGAAGCCCCTCGTCGGCAAGCATCTGCGCCGGAAGATCGAAGAACCTTGGGTCGTATGCGATCTGCTGCACGTCGTACGTGGCGCACACCTCGCGCAGGTAGCGCATGGCATCAGACACGTCGAGGCGGCCATCCGGCTGCGGGTGCCACATCTTCGCCTTCGCATGGAATCGGCCATCGGTGCGGCGCTGCAGCAGGACGACTGCCGTCGAATCGTGCTTGAGTGCGACGTCGATCCCGGCCCACGTCTTTGCGCCCGGGTCGAACTCCCACGGATCAGCGAGGCCGTCCCACACCTGACGACCGTCGTCGCCCAGCCAACACTCGACGCCATCGATCCACTGGCCCAAACGGAAAATACGAAAGTGGGCATCGGGCGACAACGCCACGGCGGTGCGAAGGGCATTGATGTTCATGTACCCCTCGGCGAGCGCCGGATTCGCCTTCCGCCATTGATCCTCGTCGCGGACATCGCACCCGACATCCGCGGCAAACTCGGTGAAGATGAAGCCCGGCAGATCCAACCCCTCCTGCACGCGCGTGCGGAGATGCCAGAGCGCGTTGTCCTTGTCGAATCCGGGCGTGCCGATCCCGACGACAAGCGAACGAGGTCGCTTGCCTCCGGCTAGCAGCAGCGAATCCCATGATTCGATCGGCATGAACCCGATCTCGTCACAAATCGCCAACGACGGGTCGAGTCCCTGCAACCCGTCAGGATCGTTCGACACCGGAAACATCTCACCGTTGGACGACGACGGGACCATAACCCGCTGATTGCCGATGGCCTGATAGACGAGCGCCCTGTCAGCGAGCTCCGGAGACTTGGCGATCATTGCCAACGCAACCCCGTACACGGAACGGATCGCCTGGTTCACGGTAGTAGCAACGATCGGTACCTGAGGAGCGCCCGTCTCGTCATCGTCGAACAGCGCCCACAAAGCAACAGCCGCCAGAAACGTCGACTTGCCGTTACCTCTGGCAACCTCCATCACCGACGAGCCGACACCATCGGCCAGCGTGTCCTTCAACCACGCCTTCTGAAACTTCGCCAACCTGACAGGGCGCCCGGCGCCGTACCCCTTGGGCAGGACGCAGTACTTCTCGATGAACTCGATGGCACGCAAGTCGCGGCGTCGGCGAGTCGACTTCTTCCATGGGCCGGGATCAAGTGTCCCAACCTTCTTGGCTGCACGCTGGTTCCCGACCGGAGTCGCCATTTTCGCAAGCGTCTCCTGTCGGAACCGTGCGCGTGCC